TGTTGCCCTTTAGTCTCACGACTGGCTCTGTGGCGATTACCCTCCCTGAACATTTATGACCCGTCAGGTAGGCTTGAGACCGTGGAAGCGCTATCCAATTAGCTGGGTCTCTGTGTCACTGTGTCGCTGTGTCACAAGCAGCGTCCTTGCTGCTGATGTGTTAACCCTAATGCCTATGTCGTCTGCTGTCAACTAATCATTAGCAATTAATTTATAATAATTGTTCTCAATCTTTCTTCCTTTATATGGCTGTCATCAGTGAGTCATAACATCCTATGGTCATATTCCGTAATGAATACAAAGACTTACGTCACTTCATAACACTCGCCATATACCTAATACTCTGTCACAAGCTCAATGTCACATATTAATAAGTAATGAATATCAGCATTAGAACTGGAGCTATCGTTGGCTGGCGATGTCTCAGAGGCGCTTAGAAGTGACTTGTCAGTAGCAGGCATATATACTGCTGACCATTGGATATCTGGAGCGCATATAGATGAAAGATGATTTAACAGCTAAGCAGGAAAAGTTCTCGAAATTAATGGCGTATGGATTAGACGGCAAACAATTAAGTGCTGCTGATTGTTATCGAAATGCATATAGCACTAGAGGTAAGCCTGAGACCGTGCAGCGTCAAGCTCATGAGCTAAAGAAGAACCACAAGGTAGCAGCAAGGATAAGTGAGTTATTGGCTTATATAGACCGTGGGAATAGAGCTAAGGCCTTATCCAGTCAGGCATTAGTGACAGAGAAACTCAGAAAGCATATAGAAGGCGACATTGAGATGTCAGCTACTCAGGTAACCTCATTGTCGATACTCGCTAAGATCAGCGGCATGTACATAGCGAGAATTGAGGATGTAACCGAGAGAAGCAGTGATGATATAGCAGGCGATCTTCAACGTAAGCTGTTACAACTGGCACTTGTCGATGATGACGATGTCACTACTGAGGAGTCAGGTGTAACACATTAGCCATATGATGTCAGTGAGGGGTCATGTCACACAGTAACATGGGGTCACGTCACACATTTACACCAGAGGAGTCAGGTGTCACAGTTTACCCGTAGACCCCTATGATCCCCCCCCCACCCCCCCGAGACACAGCGAGTACCCATGATATATACATAGTAAACCACGCAAACAATTACCCACTTTCCCCAACTTCCTATTTTCCCACAAGTCCGCTGTCACTCGTACACCCTTAATTTCCACAGGAAGTGCCACCTAAATATCGGAAAAAAATTTTCTGCAAAATTTTGGAAAATCGTCACTCTGTTTTTCTACTAGCTGACATGTCAGTAGTAAAAATTTAACCTCTATTGAAATACCCTATTTGAATTAAGATGAGAAATGTCTGCTGTAACACTTGACATGTCTCTGTCAATAGCTAAGATATGGTATACTTCTCATAGTTTCGCTACGTTATATAACAGTAAGGTCATATGACGTAAATTCCTTGATGGAATTTGGTTTTCGAGCGGTTTTACCACAAGCCGTGATATAACTGACAGGGGATATCCATCAACGCAATTAAGCCTTTTAATCACATGACGATTCTCCCCGATGGTTCTGGTCAAATTACTGGAATTATCGCTGAAAAATGGTTTTCTCTTTTGCTGATGGAAGCAGGCATTCCATTTAAGTGGTGCGGATCAGATAAAGGTCCGTATGACTTTGTCATCAAGCTTAATGGAGAGGCGGTCAAGGTAGATGTAAAGTGCAAGAAGCGCACTGTTAAGCCCTGCACTGACTACGATGCCCACGTTACTGTTGATCAGAAAGATTACGACTGTAGAATTTATGTTTTTGCCTCAATGACTGATGAGATCGTTAGTTTCATGGGATGGTGCGGAAAACAAGAGTTTTGGGATTCTGCAAAGTTAGTTAGCAAGGGCGAAAAAGACAGTCAAGGGTTCTCTGAAAGAACTGGCGCTGGCAAGATAAAATATAATCAGCTCAGGTCGATGCTGAATTTTCTTGAAATTGCAAAAAAACAATGAGCCGGACTTATGTCTGTAAAGCTAACGGTTATAAGGTTAAAAAATCTTATTAGAAAAGACGCTAAACGACTAGCAGACAAGATTTTAAAACAGAAGAAGATGTTAAATAGAGACAAGCACAGGGCCAGAGTTCTCTTAACAAACGCCCGCAGAAGAGTATTGATGCGACATGTCTGTGAAGATTGATCCTGCGTTACTTGCTTCTGTTCACACCCTGCCTGAAGCCAAGCAAAAAGAGATACTCGATTTACTAAATTCTTTAGAAGAAGCTGAGAAACGTGAAGGTGCGCGTGAAAGCTTTATGTCTTTCGTTAAGTACATGTGGCCTGCTTTTATAGAGGGACGACATCACAAGATCATGGCAGATGCCTTCGAGCGCATAGCTCGTGGTGAGTTAAAGCGGTTAATCGTTAATATGCCGCCTCGTCATACCAAGAGTGAGTTTGCCTCGTTCTTATTGCCAGCGTGGTACTTAGGCCAATACCCAGACAAGAAGATAATACAGACGGCGCACACCGCTGAGCTTTCTGTTGGATTTGGCAGAAAGGTTCGTAACCTTGTCGATGATGATGATTTTAAGAAAGTTTTTCCAAAACTAGCTTTACGGGCTGACTCCAAAGCTGCTGGGCGATGGAGTACCAACAAAGGTGGCGAATACTTCGCTATTGGTGTTGGTGGTGCAGTGACTGGTAAAGGTGCAGACTTGCTCATCATTGATGACCCTCATAGTGAGCAGGAAGGACAGAGCATTGACCCCTCTGTCTTTGATAAGACCTATGACTGGTACACATCCGGCCCTCGCCAGCGCTTACAACCCGGCGGTGCGATTGTTATTGTTATGACACGCTGGCATATGCGCGACCTCACCGGAAAGATTATTAAAGCCTCAACGCAGCGCGAAGGTGTTGATGAATGGGAAATAATAGAGTTTCCGGCGCTAATGCCGTCAGGCAATCCATTATGGCCTGAATTCTGGAGCCTAAAAGAGCTTCAGGCGCTAAAAAGCGAACTACCCTCAAGCAAGTGGAACTCTCAGTATCAGCAAGCACCGACAGCAGAAGAGGGTGCGCTGGTTAAGAAAGAGTGGTGGAGACTGTGGAAACAGGATGATCCGCCACAATGCGAATTTGTTATACAGTCATGGGATACAGCCTTTCTCAAGACCCAAAGAGCTGACTACTCAGCCTGTACCACTTGGGGCGTATTCTATAGCCCTAACGATGAAGGGCTAACCAAACCTAATATTATCCTTCTCGATGCCTATAAAGAGCGACTTGAGTTCCCTGAACTGAAGAAAGTGGCGTATGAGATGTACATGGAAATGAAACCCGATGCTTTTGTTGTTGAAGCAAAAGCGGCTGGCACACCGTTGATCTTTGAGTTGAGAGCAATGGGCATCCCCGTTTCCGAATACACCCCGACAAGGGGTAACGACAAGGTAGCAAGAGTTAACGCTGTTGCTGACTTGTTCGCATCAGGAGTTGTCTGGTGTCCTGAAACCCGTTTTGCCGAAGAAGTTATTGCTGAATTTGCAGCTTTCCCCGCAGGAGAGCATGATGATCTGGTAGACTCCTCGACTCAGGCACTATTAAGGTTCAGACAGGGCGGCTTTTTAAGCCTGTCCTCAGACGAGCAGGAAGAAGTTCATATGCCCAGAACAGGTAATTACTATTAATGGGGAAACAATATGACTGACGAAGAGTATGAGAAGTTTATTGAAGATTTTAATAAAACCATGCTTAGCGGCGGTGACTTAGAAGCTAAAACCACCGACCTTGGCAATGGTGTGGCAGCAACGGTTTATCAGCGTAAAGATGCCGATCCAAAGTTAAGAGTAAAAAGGAAACACTAGCCAATGCATGAAGCTCCAGAAACCTACAAGCATGACGACTTACTAGACGTTAGTAAGATACCAATTCAGTATGATAATTTAAAAGGCGATCTCACCGATTCTGATAAAAGTAGGTTGCGGATGCGCCATATACTGCCTTATGGGGTAGAAATCCATGATGGCAAAGAATATTTAAAAAACCGTAATCATGAAATCATGGCATCAAGAAAAGCTGTCTCTAAAGAATCAGGTTGTTTTTTTGATGATGGCTGCGCTCCGTGGCGACATTTAAAGGCAAATTCTGACTCACGCCTGCGCTGCGAGGCTGTATTGACGGCTTGGGTATTAGACAAACCGCTAGACTCTTATTTAAACCCCTAACCCATTGAGGTGAGATATGCCCAGTAAATTTAACAGTACCGCGAAGAAACCCGGTAAGGCAGTTAAGAAGCCTTATAACCGTGGAGGAAGAGCAAATCTTCGTGACGAAGAAGCCAGAGTTATTGGTGTCCAAGACAATGCTGCTGATGAGATGCGTAGAGTGAAAGCTCGCCGTCCTCATGATGCTGCTGAGCGCAGAGACAAGAAAAGC